GACACCGCCGCGTCCCTGTGGGCGATCACCGGTGATCCCACCGTGGAATGGCCCGACTGGTCACAGCCCCTCGGTGCGCACGACGCCTACGGGCTGGGCGATAAAGTCACCCACAACGGCAAGCACTGGATAAGCGACACTGCCGCAAATGTCTGGGAGCCGGGGGTGTACGGCTGGACGGAGGCGGAGTAATGGGAATTGACATCAACGCGCTGATCAGCGCAGCGTCCGCTATCTGCGTAGCAATCCTCACGGGATTGTTTGCCCGCGACAGCCGCCGCAGGAAAGCCGCAGACGACGACCAGAAAGCCCATGCACAGATGCGGGCAAAGGAAAGCCGCCTGTCCATGCAGCTTATGAGCGCGTCCGTCAAGCTGGGGATTGCAACCGCAATGGCCGTGGAACAGCAAAAGTTTAACGGCGAAATGAAAGACGCCCGCGAAAGCGCGGACAAGGCGCAAAAGGCGTACTGGGAGTTTATCAACAATACTGCGGCAGATGAAATTACAAAGGTGGGGCATTAAGCCCTGCCTTGTTTTTCAGGAGGTACACCATGAATTTACACAAATTGCTTTTAACGAAAAACGACTGCTACATCAGAGGCGCCAAAATGACCCCAAAGGGGATCATGGTGCATTCCACCGGCGCGAACAACCCCACCCTGCGCCGATACGTAGGGCCGGACGATGGGCTACTGGGCGCAAACCAGTACGGCAACCACTGGAATACTTACCGCCCAGGCGGCCGGCAGGTCTGCGTCCACGCCTTTATTGGCAAGCTGAAAGACGGCAGCATCGCTACCTACCAGACCCTCCCGTGGAACATGGTAGGCTGGCACAGCGGCGGCGGCAAAAATGGCAGCGCAAACAGCAAGGGGTATATCGGCTTTGAAATCTGCGAGGACGGGCTGACCGACGCCGCATATTTTAACGCCGTCTACAAAGAGGCGGTTGAGCTGTGCGCCATGCTGTGCAAGACCTACGGCATCAAGCCGGAAAAACCGACCCTGATCTGCCACAGTGAGGGCTGCACCCTCGGCATTGCCAGCAACCATGCGGACGTTATGCACTGGTTCCCGAAACACGGCAAAAGCATGGACACATTCCGTGCGGACGTAAAAAAGGCAATGGGCGGGACGAATTCCACAACAAAGCCGTCTACCACTACCGATGCGCTGTACCGCGTCCGCAAAACATGGGCTGACAGCAAGACGCAGAAAGGCGCGTTTTCTTCACTGGAGAACGCAAAGCGGTGCGCGGATAAAAACCCCGGCTATTCCGTATTCAACAGCAAGGGCGAGGCGGTATATCCTGCTAAAGCTACCGATCTGCCGTATCTGGTGCAGGTAACTACGTCTGTGCTGAACATCCGAAAAGGCCCCGGCACGAACTACGGACAGAACGGCAGTATCAAGGACAAGGGCGTGTACACCATCGTGGAGGAAAAGAGCGGCGCCGGCAGCACCGCAGGCTGGGGCAAGCTGAAATCCGGCGCCGGCTGGATCAGCCTGGACTACTGCAAAAAGCTGTAAGGAGGGGAGCGCGGCATGAAAAAGGGAAAGCGGCAAAAAAGGCATAAGTGGGACGAGCGTTTTGCCACCCGCGCCTTAACCGTGATTGCGATCACCACCGGCGTGTTTCTTGCCGCGCAGTATATCTCGTTCCTGATTACGCGGATGGAGCAGACCGTCCTCATCCAATATTACTTTACCGTGGTAGGGCTGGAATGCGGCGGGATGCTCTTAAAGCGCATTTTGGAGGTGGTTGTAGCGCGGATTAAGAAAAAAGAACAGCTGGACATCCCGGACAGCGGGAACACAGACAGCACGGCAGACCTGCCTGCTGAAACAACAAACTATGACGATATAGGAGGCGTTGGATAATGATCGATTTAACCGTAATTGTGGAGGCTGTACTGACTTTGTGCATCGCGGCCGTTTCTGCCTTTGTCATTCCGTGGCTGAAACGCAAGGTAAGCGCGGAAAAGCTGGCAGAGGTTTCCGAATGGGTGCAGATCGCAGTCACGGCTGCGGAGCAGATTTATGACGGGCCTGGCCGCGGTGCAGAAAAGAAAGCCTATGTTTTGAAATTCCTCAATGACCGTGGGTATACCGTGGATATGGACGCCATCGAAAATCTGATCGAGGCGGCTGTCTACGAACTGCCCGAAAAGCTGACCGAATAACGGACACACAGCCACGGGGCAAAAAAAAATACCGCCTCGTGGCTGTTTTCTCTATTGACAATACATCTATAAAGGTGTATAATTAAAGCACAATAAGGAGGCGATCCGTATGATCTCACTGGCAGAATATGCAGCTATGCACGGCAAAAGCCCCGTAACAGTCAGGCAGATGGCCGCGCGGGGCGGTTTTCAGACCGCACAGAAAATTGCCCGCAACTGGATCATAGACGAAAACGAACCCTACCCGGACGGCAGGGTAAAGACGGGCAAGTACAGAAATTGGCGTAAAGACGGGCGGGGGGAGGAAAAAAACCCCCCCTTTTTTATTTCTTTCGCTCGGGGGGGGGGGAGATGGGGGAAAGGTGTAAGCATTTGACATGGCATGACAGGTTGAAAATTGCTAAAATGAAAAACGAGGGCAGAAAGCAGGTAGAAATTGCCCACGCCTTGCACGTCAGCGAAAGCACTATCAGCCGTGAGCTGCGCCGTTCCACCTACGAACACCTCAACAGCGACCTGACCACTGAAATACGCTACAACCCGGACGGCGCCCAGCAGCGGTATGAATATAACAAGACCGCCAAAGGCGCACCGCTGAAAATCGGCAGCGATCACGCCCTGGCAGCTTATATTGAAACGAAAATTGCGGATGAAAAGTACAGTCCCTGCGCTGTGCTGGCTGAAATCGAAAACGATCCCGATCTGCAATTCAGTGTGACCATCTGCCGCGCCACTCTGTACAAGTACATTGATCAGGGCGTATTTCTGCGCATTACCAACTGCGATCTGCCGTTCCGTGGCAAGCGGCGCAAGCATAGGAAAACAAGGAAAGTCCGTGCCGCACGTCCCTCCTGCGGCGAAAGCATCGAAAAGCGCCCCGACCACATCAATGATCGCAGCGAGTTTGGGCACTGGGAGCAGGATTTAGTGGACGGGTGCAGAGGCAGCAAAAGTAACGCACTTGTGCTGACCGAACGGCAGACCCGCCAGGAAATCACGGTTAAAATACCAGACAAGACAACGGACAGCGTCGTTGCCGCCCTGGACAGGCTGGAACGCAGGTTTGGGGAGTATTTCAAAGACGTTTTCAAGTCTATCACGATGGACAACGGCAGCGAGTTTGCAGACTGCGAGGGCATGGAGCGATCCCTTTTCGGCGGCAAGCGGACAAAATGCTACTACTGCCACCCGTCCAATCCGCAGGAACGTGGCAGCAACGAAAAGCAAAACCAGATGCTGCGCCGTCACTTTCCGAAAGGCACGAACTTTGACAACGTAACCGAGGAAATGCTGGAACGCGCCACCAGATGGCTGAACAACTACCCACGCAAACTGCTGGGCTGGCGTAACAGTCAGAGCCTCTTTGACGCCGCGCTGGCGGCTATTATGGGCGGCGGGGGTTGTTCATAAAAAATTAACACAAAAATCTTGCACCTACCTATTGACATTTGCCTACGAAAATACTACAATTAAGTGCAAGAAAGGCAAACGCCGATCTTGCACTATTTTTTTTACTGTTACGGAGGAGGTGACAGAACTTGATCGGAGGATACTTTAGCCCAGCAGACCGGCAGCAAATAGCTGAAATGTGGGCGGCATATCAACCCGTATCTGTAATTGCCTGCGCTCTCATGGTTGACCCCTCGACCGTCCACCGTGAATTGAAGTTAGGCAACGAAAACGGCGAACTGGACGAAAACAAACGGCTGGCCTACAACCCGGAACTGGCGCAGCTCCGTTTTCAGGAAAACCTGCGCCGCCGTGGCAGACGGAAAACCACCAAATAAACCACAAAGCAAGCCACATAAAGGAGGAACCATTCCATGACAAAGATGACCAAAAACGGAGTAAGCACTACCGCCGCACTGGGGCAGGAGCAGTTTGAAAACTTCACCCGCAAGGTAGGCCGGCAGGTTAAGCGGTACGTGCAATACGACTACCGC